ATTTGGATGTTGTCGTAGCGAGATATACGTTTGAGTATTGCGGGGTCACCAGTGTCTTCAAACTCTTGTTTAGCTTCAAGCAGAAGCTTTTTATATTTGACACGATCATTGTACACGTTCTCCATTATCTCTGGCAGAAAACCCTTGATATCTCTACGAAACAGTGCGCCATTTGGAGTCATGCAATAGTCTCTGTTCGTCTCAACCTTACCATCAAGGATTTTATCCACCATGCCATGTTTCATCTCACAGCCAGCAACCAGAGTTTCTGGTGATATATTATATTGCATAATAAGGTGCGGATACAGGCTGTTCAAGTCAAACGACATAACCCACTTGTGCATGCCGACTTGAGGTTCCTTGACATAAGCACCCTCAAACTGTTCTACCTTTTCCTGTTCCTTCTTCTGTGGAATCACAATCTTCTTTTTGCGTAGGTGATTATATATCACATTATCCCAGTAACGGACTTGACCCAGAACATCAGTGAAGTTTACCTTGCCATCATACGCCATCGTCAGACACAACTCAATCAGACGCATCTTGTCCTCTAGTTTGTCAACCAGTTCAACGTCTGTGATATTGTATTCGATAAACGACTGATAGTCTTTTTGATACCACTCTTTGAACGTATCATATGGGTTGCCTTCTTTACGTTCACCCAGCTCCACAAAAGCGATATGATCCAGAGTATATCTCTCTTGTGTGGTGTAAGTGAACTTGCGATACAGATCAAAGAAGTCAAGGGCAGACACCCCATAGATGGTGTAAGCCTGATGCTTGCGGCCCATCTGATAAACTTCACGATCATGCACTCTGCCCCACGGCGAGAGTTTCTTGACCATATCATCATCAAAAACTTTTCTGATCCGATTGCAGAGATAGGGAATATCAAAGAACTCTGTATTCCAACCAGTGATAATATCTGGCTCTATCATTCGCCAAACGTCTAGAAACTTTAGTAATAGACTGGCTTCGTCTTTACATTGAATATATGTTACATCATCACGATAGTTCTGAAACTCATGTAAACCCCAAACCATGATCTTTTTGTTTTGGTGGTTTTTCATCGTGATCGACAACATGGGTTCTTCGGCAAGCTTTGGATCAGGAAATCCGTTCTCGCACTCAACCTCAATATCAATAGTCACGATACAAATCTGGTCTTTATCCCAAGGCACATCGCCGGGATACTCGTCACCAATATAACAATAATTATATTGAGTGTTACCATAGACAAGATTTTGTTTCTTGTGACTATCGTACCAATCTTTGGCTTCTGAAATAGAATCGAATGGATGCGGTAAAACGTTTTTACCGTCCAAAGTTTTATATCCAGTTTCTTGAGGAACAACGTCAAATAGTGTAGGTTCATACCGAACCTTTTTCTTCACACGTTGGCCATTCTCAACTCCTCTCACGAAAAGTTGATTGCCCCACTGAAGTACATTTGTGTAAAAGTCCATTGTCAGACTATAACACCTCTATAGTTATTTGTCAAGTCCTTTTAACTTAGTTTCTGGCGGGTCCACTTTAGCTGTGGCATCATTATTATCCTCTCGCTCTTTATAATTTGATAGAACAAACTTTCTGTGAGGATTGACGGACACTCTGAATCTTGCAAGCGTTTCTCTATTGATGAGTAGCGTTGATCTGGCGTCCTTTGTTGTAAGCCCGAGGGGCACATTATCATATATCATATTATTAAAGGCCAATTTAGCCGATATGATAGGTCGTTCATCTATTTTGACAACGTGTTCTGGTTTAGACACTCCAATAAGTTTACTGATAAACTTTTTCCCATTCTTTTCCCATTTTACTTTTTTACCATCAACATCCAACTTGTCCACTACAAACATGGATGCGTTAGTTCCGTTACCAGTGTCGAACTTGGCTCTAACTAATCCATAATCAATAATCTCTACAGTCTCATGATATCCTGCTTCTTGGTTGAAAGCATATCTTCTATGAACGGGGTTTTGTAGATATTCTACCATGAGCTTGACAATATCTTTATCTTTGGTCGGTTCTTGTGGCACTGTGGTCATATCGTAGTTCTGAAACTTTGATCCCATGCCTGGCGAACCATTACATTCTAAGATATAAATTTCGCCATTCACGATTGCATGATCAACACCAACCATATATGCACCAGTTGCTCGAGCAGCTGCAAGAATTTCAGACTTTTCTTCTTTACTCAAAGTGTAAGGCTCTGTCTCTGCGCCCATATGACGATTAGATCGAAAGTCTTTTTCTGGTTTAATTCTTTTAGTCGAAGCAACAATTCGGCCGTTGAGGACGATAGTCCTAACGTCAAATTCTATTTTTAAAAATTCTTGAATGATCAAGGGTGCGTTGAATTTCCACAATGACTGAATAACACTCATCATTGATTCCATGCTGTCAACCTTAGAAACACCGATGCCCTGTGTCCCTGTCAAAGTTTTGATAATGACAGGAAACTTACCACCAATCCGCTCATGAGCATCAAGAATACTCTTCTCGTTGTTAACCAAAGAAGTGCGAGGTGTATTAATGTTGTTTCGTTCAAACGCTGTGTAAGCTGACATTTTATTATCACATGTCAACATTCCATCACGATCATTGATCATCATGCATCCAGCGTTTTGCAACGTGCCCAAAAGCGCAAGGCCAACTTCTTCTTGTAAGACACCAGCCCTAACAAACACAACAGTTGAAGCCGTTTCAACCTCAATATCTTTTTCCTCACCATCATGATTTTTGATGGCGACAGTACCTTTTTCGATATCATTATCTGATATCCAAGCTTCAGTCGTAACCACTCTATAACATGGTAAGTTTAATTCTTCACATGCCTTTAGAAGCATACCAGTGACAATCTCTGGTTTCTTTGCCTTTGAGTTAGTTAAGATCAGAACTGTTATCTTGTCTCTCGTAACTTCTTCGGTTATAAAAGATTTGAACTTTTCCATACCATTATTTAGGTAATGTGATGACAATTAGAGCTCTCGCTTCTTACCAATATTATATTTTGTCTCAAGTATCCATTCAGATTTTTCTTTGAAGGAAATAACTTTTATCTGGCTAAGAGGCGCAGATGGCTCTGCTACTCCGACAACATCAACTAGACCCCAATCATTAAGAAGATTTACAATTGTATTTCTTCTTGCAATATCGTTTTCTGATAGGTTCGTGTTTTTACCATCGAGCGCAAACAGCTCTTTGAAATGCACGATGTAGTATTTACCTTTTTTGTGTAATATATGGCAAGACTGATACAACTTCTTTTCTTTTCTAGAAGCCACACCAATGCGTGATAATGTTTCTCTAACTTTTAGGAAATCGTCAGGCTGTCTTAAAGACACCTCTAACATATCATCTTGTTTCCAACTAACCTCTTCCATTTTTTCCACCTTTATTTGTTCTTTGTTTTATGGCAGAAATTTGTTCATCATCTAGTATATCAAGAGCGGCCTTAGCCTTTTCATTATTATATCCATAATACTCTTTAACATACTCTAGATTCTCTAATTTCGTCGCCTTCGCCCAAGGACTGAATCTTTTCCTCGGTCGTAGACTATTTAGGAAAAAGTCAAATTGTAACTTCTTATCTAGATGCGGTAGCTGGTTAATCTCATTCACAAACAATATAGTGTCTTGAAATGGCATGAGGCATTTGTTGATAACGAAAGGTGGATATTTCTTTTCCCACGTTTCATCCTCACTGTCCATCAAAGGTTCTTTTGTTTGGTTGATTGCGTTTAAATAATCTTTCAATTCATACATTATATAAATTCCTACGCTCGACGGCCACTATTATAATTCCACATGCCCTCGTAAGCTTCTTCCAGCTCCATTTCTTTTGCTGGTCTTCGATTCATTTCCATCTGATTTGCACCATTCAACATGGTAAGGTCTTCTCTTAATTGACCGTCAGCTAACTCGCCGATATGGTGTGTTCTTGGTCTTTCTAAAACAGAAAACTCGTACACCAGACGTTCTGCAGCTGTTCCAATCAAATCACGAACAGCACTACGATCATCTGTGCTTTGATGTGTGAACGCTGGTGTGCCATAAATTGAATGAAACAATCCAGCATCACAGACATATCGTGGCGCACCGTTAGCCACTAGAATATCATGAACACCGACAAGATGTTTTATCAGAGTGCTTCCACTATGTGAAATCTTGTCAGTGCCTAATTCTAATAGATATCTAACTTTTGTATCCGTCGAGTCTAGCATCATCTACCTCATTAGTGAAACATTTGAACACGATACAGCTTCTCAACTTGAAACAATTTTTTGAAACAGGCATTGCTTGATGAAGTCTTTTAGCTGGAAAAACAATCAATCTATTTCCAGTGTATGCAACATGTTTCTCAATCTTTTCTGGTTGTTCTTCTTTATCATGCTCTGTCCATACGACAGTTCCACCGCCCCAATCTTTTCTCCAATCCATCAAGGGATAATAGATCATGGTGAACTCACCATCATCACAATGAGGTCTTGGCTCTATTCCATATGTATGAGCGTTAAAATAAATCCTACGAAATCTATCTACGCCATACTTTTCCTTAAAATTGTATTTATACATGAAATGGTCCCACATAGGTAATAACCACTCAAAACCATTTTTTGTAATCTGTTCCGGCGTCTTTCCAGCCAATCTGTGCCAATGATAAATCTCTTGACTATTGTCAGATTTATGGTAGTAGTGCCACAAAAATTCTTTATCAGAAATAAGGTCACTAACCAATTGTGCATCGTGATCAGCCATGACGTTATCATAAACGTGTACTTTGGACTCACTCATAATAATTTAATCTTTCATTATTGCCACCATTTGCAATAGTTTTATACACAACACTATAACGCATATCATGACAAATTCTTGCAACAGGCTCTGCACGATGCCAATGCCATGCATCAAACAATACAACACGATTACCTTTATAGGTAGCGTGTTCTAAAACTTCTAGCTCCTCTATTCGATCAACAGAGTTATCAATATCGGGTTCCCAGATGGTCGTACCGCCACCCCAATGCCACTGGTTCCAGTTTAAAATAGGGTAGTATAATAAAGTCATATTGCCCATAGTGCCATCTGTATGAATATGTGGCTCTTGGCCATGAGTATGTACATTTATGTAAGCATCACCATACTCTTCAATACCAAAGTCTTTTTCGAGATTGAGTAGGTTATGTATGCCACACCATAGTTCATGAACCCACAACATACCAAGGCTGTCGAGAGACTTTTGATTTTGCCCATGCGAAGTAACCCAATGACGATTAGGGCCTTTCTGCGGCTCCCACTCTCCATATTTCAATCCCTTTGGTAACTCAAACGGATAGTAGTTTGTCCCTCTAGTAGCCGTGCGACCAGTGGGACTGTAGTCTCTAGACTTAACTAACTTTTCAACCTTTCTTGCATCCTCAATATTGAGCACATTATCAAATATATAAACACTCATTTGAACTTACCTCTCGCCATAATCTCTGTCAGGCAAGCGAGGGTGTTGATCTCCTGATCTGCGACAAACGCTGACTTATACTGGTACTCGCCAAGTATAACAACAATGTGGGGAATAGTAGAACCGTCCACATAGTCATATAGAGAATCGTAAAGAGAGCGGAACAGCCTAGTAGGATCATTGTCAAGATTGTTAACAACCCATTTACGGACATCAGTAAACTCCTTTCTTTTCATGTGACCTATGAGGTCTTTTATGTTGTCATTCGATATATTTACCAAAACGCCAGCATCAATCTTTCCTGATACAGAATACCTTTGCAGTTCATTAAGAACTCTGCGCCAGTCGGGAAAGTGTTTTTGTATTAGTGACGCAACGGCCTTTGGCTCAAATTCAACATTTTCTTCTTTGAGAATATTTATAGCACGTTTAAAGAAGTCACCAGCAAGTTTTTGTTTCTCGCCTTTTGGGACAGAGAAATCATAGGTGGGACACCTTGATATTAGTGCTGGTATCAAACGGTTTACATAATTACAAGTTAGAACAAACCCACAGTTAGAACTAAACTCCTCAATGAACCCACGCAATGCAGGCTGAGTTGATTGTGGATTAAGATAATCTGCTTCATCCAAAATCAAATATTTACGCCCACCGTGCAACGACACGGTAGACGCAAAGTTTTTAATCTTAGTTCTTAGAACATCAATACCAGACTCCTCTGATCCATTGATCATCATATAAGTTGAACCCAACTGGTCAAGCATTGCTTTTGCAGCTGTGGTTTTACCTACGCCTGGGCCGCCAGAGAATGTGACATTAGGAATATCTCCAGATGCCACAAAATCTAGCAGAGTGCTTTTTAGTTCTTTAGATAATACGCACGAGTCTACATCAGTTGGCCGATATTTTTCGGCCCACAAAAATTCCTCCATAATATAATCTCCCTATCAACCAAAATAAACAAATAATCAAATTATCAACCGAAATATGATTCTGGCTCAAGGGCTATAAAATACTCAATATCAACATTAACATTTTTGAAATGACTTATTTTGCCTTTCGACACAGCCACATCATAGGTGCCTGGCATCAACTTTAGGTTATCTACTTTAAACCAAAATTTGTGATCCTCATCTACCTTCTCTTCATAGTCAACTTCCATTGCAAAGTGATTTGCAGTGTCGTTCTTTTTGTCAGTCACCCGAAGACTGCCATTTTCCAATACCATATCAGGCGCACCAATAACTGCAGCTGCCTTGGTAATATCAGACAACTCTGTACTGGACAACTTAAACCTAACCTCACAAGGGGGCATATTAATTGGTTTAGTAGCAGATGTAACGACAGCTGGATCACTGTACCAATATTTCAGAGACTTTCTAGACCCCTCGTTACCCATCATCACAAAGTCAGATTGAAAATCTAAATCTGGATTTTCAAATAAAGACATGGATGCCAAAAACTCATTCAAGTCATAGATTGCCACGTCCTGAGCAAAATCCTCACCCACGTTTGCCTGAGCAAAAATGTTTTTCATGGCTGACATTGTTCCCAACGACGAGCCAGATTTGATCATCAGATTTTGATTGATTGTCGAATAGTTCTTCAAAACCGATACTGTATTGTCACTTAGTTTCATTATCTAAATTCTCCATTTCATTCACATGTAACGCTATGATACCATAGTGGATAACTTTTAGCAAGTCCCTACGGTTCTTACCGTCTTTTTTTCCGTATCGTTGTGCAT